ACTGATTCAAATACGTCTAATAAAAGAGGTATCATATTGTATTCAATAGGCAATTGTGTCATTCTTTGTTTTATATCTTGCGAAGAACCAATTTTTATAATAAATTTATTGTTCTCCATTTCTTTCATTTTACAAACATATACAATATTTTTTTGATGAAATAATTCTACCATTTTTTTGTGAGTTTTTTGTTTTTCTTGCAATTGAATGAGTTTTATATCTATTTCTATTTGTTGCTGTAATTTGTATTGTCCTGTTAAACGAATTTCTTTGATAACATCTACCATCCAATTTTGGAATTTTTCAGCAATTGGTTTATTGGATCTAGAAAGAACTCGATAAAGTCCTTTTTCAGTTAAAAATGTAGTTTTTTGGATACCTCGTGTAACGGTATCAGTTTCACTGATAACTTTAAAATTATCATCATATTTTCGTAATATTTCATTTATATTTTTCATACCTAATATTTTTCCAATTTGATTCGCCTGAAAAAGCGGTTCTTCATGAGTTCCTTGAATGTTGATCGAGTGAGTAGAATCACAAAGTGAGAAGACTTTAAGAATATCCATTTTGCGATTTGTATATTACACTAGTATAACTATTTCTTTATATTGTTTTTATCAGTTGTTATTTTTTATTTGAAGGTCTTCCAAATAAAAAATAGTCGACTAGAGTTTATATATAGACATCTTTAAGTAGTTGTATAGACATCGACAATTCACAACTCATCCGTATCTATTCCCGCTTCTATCAGTTTTGCAACACGGCTCGGATGCCATGCTTTTTCTATTATTTCGCGATTTATATCTTTTTTGGATTCTTTCATTTTTTCATAATCTAATACGAATACATTTGGATTTAATGTAAAATGCCACCAATCTATATTTTTTGACTCTGGAACTGATTCTGTTGTCCAAAAAGTATTATCTACTTCTTGATAATCTTCTAATATAGTTTTATTATTATATGTTTCCACATCTTGCCATATTACTCTATACATATTTTCTTCTAACAAATCAATCGCAATTTCATTTAATGCTTCTTCTGGCCAATTTATTTTTTCTGGATAATCTTTTATTATTTCATAAAAATTTTTTTTTAGATTATACGGCTGATTAATATCATACCAAATCAATTTATCTTTATCGATCCAATCTCTTAATTTATATGGCAATTGCATGATGTATATAGTAAAATAGTAATAAAATAAAAAAGATCAATTTTTATATATTTACAGACAATCGCGTATTACATGCCATCAAAATATAACGGTACATGCTCTATTGTTTTTTCTGTACGGTTATTAATCCAATATTGAATTTGATTTTGTAAAAATGCTAATCGTTCTTCCCATGCTCTTTGATATCTTACTACACAAACACCTTGTTTGTTTATACACCAACAAGATTGTATTTTTTTTTCATTTTTATCGGTATATCCATCAGGATTAAATCGAATCAGTACAATCGGTCTATGGTCTAAGTCTTTTGATAATTCCATTATTCGTTTATTTTCACACATATTATCATATCCGTCATGTCCATTTTCATCAATTTCTACAATAAGTACTTGAAAACCAAGATCTAGAAATAAATCTGGTAGTTTTTTAGAACATCCGTCATATATTCTTTTATTATATATCCAAGAAAATCCTGAAAAAGTATTGGTAATAAATTCAACAACATTTCTCTCTTTTGTTTTATAATTTCGCGTTACTGGTTCATCAGGAAAAGTATACATAAAACACCGTAAACAATAACCATTATATTTTTTGTTCGAAACTTGTGTTCCACAACTTGTTAAACAATGTTTGTTATTAATATTTACCATACCATTTAATTTATGCGTAACACAATATATTGGTGTTTTTTTATCTTGAAAATTATATGCTGGAAATATTTCACACCGTATACCTTCATTATTTTTAAAAATACAATAATCGTGTGTTAAGCTAATCATACCAGTTAATTTATGTCCAGAACAAAATCTTGGCGTTTTTTCACCAATATAATTAAAACTTGGTAAAAATAAACATTTTGAATTTTCACAATATTTTTTAGTTACATTTATCATATTTTCTAATTTATGTTCTGAACAATATATTGGTTTTTTTATATTTTCATAATTAAAACTTGGTATTCTATCGCATTTTTCACGATTACTATTTACAAAAATACATCGCGAATTTACTATATCAACCATTCCATCTTTTTTATGAATTACACAATATAATCTTTTTTTTTGATCTGGAAAATTATAACTAGGTATTTTATTACATTTTTCAGTTTCGTTACCTTCACAACACGTGTGAAATACATCAATCATTCCTTCTTTTGCATGTTTTGCACAATATACTGCTTTAATTTCATTTTCATAATTATATGATGGTTTCAGACTACATTTTTCACCATTAATATCTATATTTATACATTTTGTGTGTGTTACATCAACCATTCCTTCTTTTTTATGTTTGGAACAATATGCCCCTTTTTCTTCATTTTCATAATTAAAACTTGGACTTGTTGATTTACATGTTTCTTCTAGACATTTGTTTTTTTTTATATCTATTATATTTATCATTCCATCTAATTTGTGTGTATTACAATAAAGAGGTTTTGTTTCATTTTCATAATTATAATATGGAGTAACCGTACATCCATCCGTATGAATACATTTTGGATGCGATAAATGAACCATTCCATCTTTTTTATGAGTTGCGCAATATAATCTTTTTTTTTGATCTGGAAAATTATAATTAGCTGGCGTTTCACATTTTTCGTTTTTATCATTTATGTGTTCGCATATTTTATGTACTTTATCAATCATTCCATCCAACATATGTGTTTTACAATATAATGCGCCATTTTTATCTGGAAAATTAAAATATGGTGTTTTATTGCAAGATAAACATTCTTTTTTAGGTTTTTTATTGGTTGTATTAGAATTAGAAACGGAATGCGGTAGGAGCGAAGCTTTGGTGAGCATTATATGTAATTATTTGATTATATGTAATATAAGTGTTTTTGAATCAATTTTTATATTTAGGAATTTTTTTCTTTTGTAATGTTATATATATAATCAAACATGGGTGGTGCCCTTATGCAGCTCGTGGCTTATGGTGCACAAGATGTTTTCCTCACAGGAACTCCTGAAATCACTTTCTGGAAGGTGTCTTACAGACGCCATACCAACTTCGCGATGGAATCTATTGAGCAGACTTTCTCTGGTCAAGCTGACTTCGGTCGCCGTGTGACTTGCACGATCTCCCGTAACGGTGATCTCTGCTATCGCACTTATCTCCAGGTTACTCTTCCTGAGATTAACCAGTCCATGGCTAACACTAGTGGCAATGTTTATGCCCGTTGGCTCGACTACATTGGTGAGCAACTCATTGCTCAAGTTGAGGTCGAGATTGGTGGCCAGCGCATTGATCGCCAATATGGTGATTGGATGCACATCTGGAATCAGCTTACTATGACTGAGGAACAGAAGCGTGGCTATTTCAAGATGATTGGTAACACCACTCAGCTCACCTACATCACCGATCCTACCTTCGCTGATGTCAATGGTCCTTGTGCTGCTTCTGGTGGTCCCAATCAGGTCTGTGCACCTCGCAAGGCTCTCCCTGAAACCACCCTCTATATTCCTCTTTTATTCTGGTACTCTAAGTCACCTGGTCTTGCACTTCCTTTGATTGCCTTACAATATCATGAAGTCAAGATCAACCTTGATCTCCGTCCTATTGGAGAATGCTTGTGGGCCGTCAATGACCTTATCTCCACCACCGGCATTAAGTCAGTCACCGCTGCTTATCAACAATCACTTGTCGCCGCTTCTCTTTATGTCGACTATGTCTTCCTTGACACGGACGAGCGCCGCAAGATGGCCCAGAACCCCCACGAATATCTTTTCGAGCAACTCCAGTTTACTGGCGATGAGTCAGTGGGTTCCTCATCGAACAAGATTAAGCTCAACTTCAACCATCCAGTGAAGGAGTTGATCTGGGTTGTGCAGCCAGACGCCAATGTTGACTACTGCTCTTCTCTCGATGCTTCCCAGCTTCTTTACAGAACTCTTGGTGCTCAACCCTTCAACTACACTGACTCCATTGATGCTCTTCCCAACGCTATCCACGCGTTCGGCGGCCCTG